TCGCTTAGCGGCGTGGCTTAGTTTTTATACATCAGGTCAGTTCCGGGCAATTATGGAGGTAGATCAGGGGCGAGGTAACGACCATTCATATGGCTACGATCACTTCTATGGTCCTGGATTACAGGCGGCTAATAGCTACAGTCCAAATGCTTCTGCAATAACAGAACTGCGCAACTTGGCTAACGTCATAAACGGATACTGGCAAAACGAGGTAGGCAATCCATCAGCGTTTCCAATGTCCGAATTTGGAGGTCGCGGTCCAGCTAGACATCTACTATTAATGGTATCGGCTGCTGAGGCAACTGGAGATGTGGCTCTTATACAAGCCAGGGACAGGCTAATCAACCTTTGGATGAATTCCTCAACCTGGGATGCATCTAGGCCCCCCGGTGGAATGTATTTCTATGGCATAGGAGATACAGATCAAACTATTCTCGGACCAGGGGCTTATGACAGAGGAGGGCGTGTTGCTGCCACATTCCAAACTGGGATCATAACTGAGGCGCTTGCCCAGGCGGCTAGAGTAACTGGTAGGCTGGACATTAAGCAGAGAATCGTTCAGATGGCGACCTTCTGCATCGCCAGGGCTATAGATCCGGTATTTCAATATCCTGGATCGTTTTTTGGTTTTTATGTAAATACCAGTAACCAGATATTCAGTTTCATAGATTACTCATTCTGGGACACGCAGGCACAGAGATCAGTGATTTTCTGGGACACCAACTATACTGCTTCTCTCGTCAATCTAATGGTGTATGCCTATAAATACACCGGGGATAACGAATTCCTAGGCTGGGCCTTCTGGCTATGGGAGCGCCATAACGGTGGTCCTGGATTATTCTCAGGAAGTATTAGCAACCCATTTAGTTCTACTGCTGGCCGTACCGTTCCCAACGACGTTTTGCATCATCGTGCTGATGTCAGATTTAGTTCATCCGACAATAATTTGCTGTTCGACTATAACAAAGGCGAGCTGCAATATGTTTATAGGTTGTTCGAGAACGGGGGATTCCCCACTGTTGAATCAGTATCAGATGTCCTGGCTCCGACTATCGTAACCGCGACGGTTACAAACATCACAAACACTACGGCCACCGTTAACGTGACATGGAATGAGGCTGCTGATATTGAGATTCAATACGGAACTTCTATCCCTTACGCGAGCACAACTGGACTATTTCCAACAAAGCAGGCTGTTCATGCTGTGTCGTTACAAGGGTTACCGTCGGCATCGACGATAAATTATAAAGTACTTGGGGCTGACGTAGCTGGCAATACAAACAGCACAGAACCGAACAGGACATTTGCTACATTGGCTGCCGCCGATACTACAGCCCCAGTCATTACTGGGCTGCAATTGCTGGTATCTACTACCAGTATCGATGCGGTGTTCTCTACTAATGAGCCTGCCAGGGGCAAGGTCCTTACTGGTACATTGTCTCCACCAACGACATCTACACCTGCTGCATATGCCGGTAGCTTTGTCACGTCGCACCGCATAGTGGTAACTGGACTGCTTCCAGCAACAACGTACTTCGTCCAGCCAAGAGCTATTGATATTGCTAACAACGAAAATATCTCTCAGGCAATAGTACAGGTAACCACTTTGCCAGTATCAACTACGGGGCGGCGCAGGGGGACATTTATAAGAAGGATAGTTGACAATCCTCCTACCTATCATGGTGTAGTTTGGGTAGATGTGCCGATTGGGTTCGAGAAGTTTTATGCTAACAGTAGAAAGCGTTCGATACTGGCGGACCTTACTGCTGGTCATCCGGCAGTGATTACAGATAGCGAACTGGCGGATCTTCAAGCTGGTAAATATGAGGAGTTTGAGTTCACTGTTCAGGCTGTGGATTTAGCAGAAGCCCAAGCGAAAGTAGAGTTGGAATGGAACAATAGGCTGTCCGCAACCCAGGACGTATCGGAGTTTGCCATCTCAGGAAGGACGTGGGATAGCGCCGGTAACTGGAATCCGAATCCATAGTCATGAGACCTGCGATTGGTAGATCACTGCTAGTGCCTGGTACATACGAATTTGGGCCTTTCACTGTCAACGTCGAAGAATGGGGCATTACACTGAATTCTGTAAGCTTATTAGCGGGTCGTACATGGCGCTGTGAAATTGATATATCTCATGATGATGGCATGACTTGGAAAGAGGGTGGCTCTTGTACAGGGGCTGGGATCGGGCGTTCCGCTACTGCCGAAGCTAACTTTTCCCTAGGAAGTCATTTTAATGGTCTTGTACGCGGCAGGCTTATTGTTACCGGCATAGCGATAGCTGCTGCTGAGCTAACGCTTTTGGAGGACAGGGCTTAAGATGGCTATTGCGTATCTGGAGACTGTCACCGCTACTGGTAATAATGTTACGTCAGTTACGACGCCTAGCATGAACACTGTAAGCGGTAATGGCATAGTTGCTCAAATATCAATTGAGCATAGTTCTGGAGGTGCGTACTCTTCATTTACTGACAGCGTCAGCCACCCGTGGACCGCTTCCTATACAGGTGCTGGATCAGCCAGCACAATCCGGGAAAGGTACAACTCTAATATTACAGGTAATGCAGCACACACTTTCACGGTAACCCTTACTGAGCCAGGATACCCAACCTTAGCCGTGAGTGAGATATCAGGGCAGGACAATACTGGTGCACTGCATGTTGCGGCTACTGGCGATGCGACAAGTGGCACTACGCACAACACAACTAACATAACGACGACTATAGCAGATTGTTTACTGTTTGGTGTTGCCGGTTCTAGCGGTTTCGACGGAGCCCACACATTTACTAATGCAGATGTCAACTTCATTACCAGATCAAATACTCCATATGCGTCTGGGCAAACTGGATTGTTAGTCGCTACTCGCGTGACAACCGAAACCGGAACCTACAACGAAGCCTATCAAACTAGTGATACGGCTGCACCAAAACAAGCCACTAGCGCGTATAAGGCAGCCGCTGTTCCTGGTGGGCACCCAACGATACGTCGGCTTGGCGGGTTCTATCCAAGAACAAGTGGAAGTCAACGAGTTTTTTAAATGGCAAATCACGCTTCTCATGCTCTACCTTGGCCGGTAAAAAATGCCAGGTATACCGTTGCTGTGCCGTATCTTGATGCTGACGGCGATCCTCTAGACCCTACGACACCAGACACAGAGATAAGTAAGGATGGTGGCTCTTACGCTGATTGTGCAGAAGAAGTAACTACCATAGCCGGATCTAACGGGTCAGGGTTTATTACTTTATCTGGTGCAGAGACTGACTGCTCATTTTTCTTCCTGGCGGCCAAAGCGGCTAGCGGACCGAAAAGTACATTGCTCACAGACAAGCCGCGTGTGTTGCCACTGCTGTTCTCAGGTACTGCATCGGCAGGCGCGGCCGGCACACTCACTCTAGCTACGGATATTCCGGCGGTGGCCGACCTGCTTGTAGGTTGTGTACTAAAAACTACCGGCGGTACAGGTGGCGGTGGCACTGGTGGAGCAAATAATCAAGCGCGCGTCATAACTGATTTTACTACTGGCCGAGTGGCCAGTGTTGTGCCGAACTGGGAAACTACGCCAGATGGGACTACTACATATGAGGTTCTTCGCACTGAGATGTCAATTATCAGCTACGCTGATATTAAGCTGTGGGGTGGCTCAGCTCCCAATGCTTTGATCTCAGGCAGGCCTGATGTTAACGCGCAGGTTGTAGGTGACAAGACAGGATACGCTCTGACACAAGCATTTCCGGCTAATTTCTCTGCACTGGTCATAGATGGTACAGGAATAGTTGATTCTAACGTTGAAGAGTGGAATGCCAATGCCGTACCTGCAGAGCATACTGCTGGCTATCCTGTAGTGACAGTAAAAGATGGAGCTGGAACAGGGGAAATAAATACCAATGCCGGTAAGGTGGTTGGAGTGGAGCTTGTCGACGCTCTAACTACGTACACTGGAAATACTCCGCAAAGTGGAGATGCTTATTCCGTTGTCAATAGCGGAACTCACGGTAATGCTGCCCTCAAAACACTAATAGATACAGTAGATAACTTTGTGGATTCAGAGGTTTCAGCAATTCAGGCAATAGTAAATAAGCTTGATACTGCTCTGGAATCAGACGGGCCAGTTTATAGATTTACTTTGAATTCTCTCGAACTTGCCCCCACTGGGGGATCTGCTCCTACAGCATTAGCAATAGCCGATGCTGTTTGGGATGAGGCGCTGGCGCCTCATCTGTCGGCAGGATCTACCGGTGAAAAGCTTAACGCCGCAGGTGCCGCAGGTGACCCATGGTCCACGACATTACCTGCGTCGTATACTACTAATCAGGCTGGATTTATATTAGGCACAAATCTTAACGCCACAGTAGGATCACGTTCTACACAGACATCTGTAGACATTATTGACGATTTTCTAGATACAGAAGCCGCTGCAATATTGGCCTCCGTTGACACTGAGGTTGGTGCAATAAAAACCAAGACTGACCAACTAACATTTGGTGTAACTAATGTCCTAAATATAAATGCGACTCACTGGAAAGGCACCGCCTTACCGGCGGAGCATACATTAGGGTATCCAGTAGTTACGGTTAAGGATGGAGCTGGTGCCGGTGAGATTAATACCAACGCTGGTAAGGTTGTAGGTGTTGAGCTGGTAGATGCCATCACTGCCTACACTGGCAACACCCCTCAGACTGGTGATTCTTTTGCGGTAGTAAATAGTGGCACGCATGGCAATGCGGCGCTGAAGGTCTTAATTGATACCATAGATAATTTTGTTGATACAGAAGTTGCTCAGATATTAGGAGCTGTTGATACAGAAATAGCTTCGCTATTGACTATCGCTAATAAGCTAGACACGGCATTAGAGGTGGATGGTGCTGTTTACCGGTTCACTCTTAATTCACTTGAGTTAGCTCCAACTGGTGGTTCCGCGCCAACGGCGGCCACTATTGCAGCAGCGGTATGGAATTCAATCATGGCCGACTTCCTAGCGGCCGGTTCTACAGGAAATAAACTCAATGCCGCAGCGTCTGCTGGTGACCCATGGAATACGACACTACCTGCAACCTATCCGGTGAACACTGCCGGTCATATCATTGGGTCTGCGATAAAGAGCAAGGTTGACCAGCTAACATTTAGCACGGTTAATAGATTAGACGCCAACTCTCAAATAGTCGCAGGAGGGATTCCAGCGAATGCTTTCGCGATAGGAGCAATCGACGATAATGCGTTTGCCATAGCTGCGGCAAACAAAATAAGAGATGCGATTCTTAATGCGTCTCGTGGAGCGTTTAGTACGCCTACTACAATCGGCGAGGCTATTGGAGCGACTCTCGACTCATCGCATGGTCTTACAGTACTTGAGAACCTAGTAGATGATGTTGAGGCCGGGATAACCGCACTTCAGAACACCGTAAACTTGCTCACTACGGCACAGGCACAACCAGGTACCGGTGCGCCACCGGCGGCGATAGCTCCTTATTTGGCGGTTCTTTATATGTACAAATTCATGAGGAATCTGCATCGGACCAACAAAATAACTGGGTTGCTGGAGTTCCTAAACGACGCTGGAACAACGGTAGAACAGAAAGTGCAGATAACTGATATTAACGACGTTACCACATTCGGAAAGATTGTTCAGGGTCCTTAAATGTTAGATTCTCTGAACGAGCGTGCGTCGGCAGTTTTAATAGGCATGCCCTGGCGTAAGAGTAACGTTCCTGTGTCGATCGGCATCGTTCTGGATGCTGATGACAGAATGCAGTCCGGGTTTATGTATGCAGCATTCACCCCGTTTGGGACTAATGTAGCCACATCCGGGATAAGGATACTGAGAGTAATGGGACAGTCTCGTGTTTTGAGAGTGAGATGAGCGTATGGCTCAAGATGCTTTTCATAGAGACGCGCTAGGCTACTGGGTAGAGCAAGCTCCTAATTCCCAGGTCGATTGGACTCTGGACTGGATAGATGAGCTAGGCATAGATTCAATCTTGACTAGTGCATGGGTTGTGCAGGCGGGATTGATTTTGCTCCAGCACAGCAACACAGCAACTACTACGACTATTTGGATCAACATTCCAATAGGAACCGCAATTGGTGCATACGCCGTAACAAATAATATTACCTCTGTAAATAACCCACCTCGCATAATGCCAAGAAGTTTTCGGGTAGTAGTAAGGGCGACTCTCTAAATGGCCACAATCCGTGAGCAACTAGTACTTCAGGCCGTGAGCATGCTGCGTGATTTGGTAACTGTACCTGAAGCAAATGTGTTCCGGTCGCGTTTAATTCCTATTACTCGTGATATTACCCCGGCAATTGTCGTGCGTGAGCGTGAGGATTCAATAGGCAATGAAGCTCCATTCGGGATGCTTGACCATACTCTGTCTTTGGACATCGAGATACATGTCAGGGGAGATGAGCCATCTGTATTGGCCGATCCAATAGTTCACGATGTTCACAAAAGGCTGATGGTTGACCAACTTTTCACCGGGTTGGCTTTAGATACACAACTAAATGGTATTACTTTTAATCTTAACGATGCCGATCTAGAGGCTGGCCTGATTACCATGAACTACGTGGTTAGGTACTTTACCAGGTCAGATAATCTGAGCCTGGTGTCATGACACCAGCAACACAAAAGTTTCACTTGGCCCTAATAAGGATAGCCAAGACATTTATTGCAGCCTGGGAAGACTGGCTGAAATCTCAAGTCTGAGTTTTTGTAGAATTACCCCGAGCACGCGGTTGACTACGCGCTATTAAGCGCCTCGTTTCCATTTGCCTCCTCGGTTCCATATGAGGATAAGTAAATGGCAACAGCATCAATTTGGTCTAAGGTCGCGGTCGCTATCCAATCAGCACTTGGGGCGGCTAAAACTATTACTGCAATTACTAAAGCGAGTCCTGGCGTTGTAACCAGTACTGCACATGGTATTGCTAACGGAGCGTATGTCCTGATGACAATCCAGGGGATGACTCAATTGGATGGTCGTGTGTTTAGAGTTGCCAACCAGGCGGCGAACACAATCGAGCTGGAGGGAGAAAACACGACTCTCTATGATACTTTTAGCTCTGGGACTATGCAGGAGATAACATACGGAACGAACATGACGACGGCACGTGGACTGACGGCGTCAGGTGGAGACTTTAATTTTATCGATACCACCACAATTCATGACGATATCCAGAAGCGAATCCCAGGCGTAGCCAATGCTGCATCATTCCAATTTGAGAGCATTTGGGATGTGTCAGATGCTGGGCTAATCGCATTGAAGGCGGCATCTGATGTTAAGGGCACAAGGGCTGTCAGGATCACTTTTGCGAACGGTCAGAAGATTGTGTTTAACGGGTTTGCTGGGGCAACGTTGTTACCGACTGGTAGTGCACAAGATTTGGTGACAACGGCTGTGAACATAGAAATGTTCGGTAAGCCGACGACGTACGCAACCTGATATATATGAATGGCCGGAAACTCTCGCAAGAATCGATTCAAAAGATGGTTGAAACCAAGAAATTGAACTTTACCAAAAAGCACCACGGTGGTTCCAAATGACCGTCCTACTAAAGTCCCAAATCCAATCTCCTATCCTGCCTTCCGAAACCTGTGACGTCCCTGAGCTCGGTGGCGAGATAATCGTACGCGGCCTATTGCTGCGTGATCGTCTTGCTCTTGCAGTGAGCGGGAGTGACAACAAATTCAGCAACCTTTCTGCGATGCTCGCCTGTACTGTAGTGGATGCTGAGAGCAAAGCAATCTTCACACAGGATCAGTGGGAGGAGTTCGGGTCCGCTCACTTTGAGGCTGCACTAAAACTGTTCGGAATTGCTCAGAAGCTTTCCGGAATGGGTAGCGACGGCTCCGAAAAAAAAAATAGCGAATCCTGAGTTACGTTTTGCCATGCAGTTAGCATTGCAGTTCGGGCGTACTCTTAAAGAACTAGGCGAATCAATGACAGCAGAAGAGTTTGGCTTATGGTGGGCATTGTGGAAAGAGGAGCCGTTCGGAGAATGGGCGCACTATTTCCGCTCGTCGCTAATTTGTTCAACTCTTGCCAACTACGCTGGCAAGTGTCGTAAAGAAGGAGCGCAACCAGCCAACCCTATGGACTTCATGGTCTTTCATAAGACTGAAGAAAAAGCTGATGTGGACCCTGACCCGATAGAGTTTTTTAATCAGTTTAAATAATGGCTATACCTCCGGTAGTAATCTCGTTTGAAGCGAGGTTTGCCCAATTCCAGGCTTCGCTAGATCAGATCGCTCGTAGTTCTAGGAGGACTGTCGGGCAGATAGAAAGCTCTTTTCGTGGGTTACGATCGATAGGTGGGGTTTTAGCGTCAGCATTCGGCGCGCACCAGCTCGTGCGATTTAGCTCCGCTATTATTACAGCGGCGGAAGAGCTAAATACCATCAATGAACGGACTGGAGTTGCGGTTGAGGAGCTAGCTGGACTCCAATTTGCGGCACAGCAAACCGGCACTTCTACAGAGGCCTTAGCAAAGGGCATAAAGGAACTCGATCGCTCCATAGTAGAGATGGGTGCTGGTGCTGACAAGGCATCGGCGAAACTATTTCAGCAGTTAGGTTTAAGCGATCTTGCTAGGGGCGCAAGTTCTGGAACAGAAGCATTGTTGCGGCTTGCTGATGTTTTTCCGCAACTCACTGCGGCACAGCGAGAGTTCGTAGCAGGAAAACTAGGTAAGTCTTTCTTCGAGTTAATCCCTGCATTATCAGGTGGCAGGAAGGCTCTAGAAGATTTTATCAAGGAAGGGCAGAGGCTCAATCCTATTACGAAGGAGATGGCGAAAAACGCCGATGACTTTAACGACAATCTCACAAAGATTGGAGTTGGTCTAAAAGGTATTTTACTCCCTGCGTTTCTACCTGCGTTGCAGGCTTTTAACCAATTCATAGACAAGGTAAATGAAGCATCCAGAGCTGCCGGTGGGTTATTTAAGCTATTACAGGCAGGTGTTTCAATTGCGGATATAAATAAAGGCGCGGATAAGATTGCCGAATTAGAGAAAAAAATATCTGATGTGACAAAGAGAAGGGAAACTCTAGAGAAGTTCGGTGGCATAGGTAAATTCATATCTGGAGAAGAACAGCACACTGAAGACTTTCTGCGTAGGCAGCTGGATATTCTAAAAAACGCCCAATCAGCACGAGAGAGAGCTAGAGACCTAGAGGCAGGAGGTGATCCTGCTAAGCCAAAATCCAAGCCCATTAAGCTTGATCTCGGTACTGAGGATGCCACCAAAACAGCAAAGGCACTTCTGGATAAAAGCCTGAGTGACGTAGAAAACGCGATTAATGCAGAGAAGGATTTGCTCTCTGATCGTGTGCAAATTATCAGTGCATATTACGAATCAGATTTTCTAAGTGCAGAGAGATTTTTCGGAGCCAGGAGCGATGCGATAGAGGAGTCTGTATCAAAAACTATTGCGCTATATGACAAAGAAATAGCAGCGCTGCGAGACTTCTCTAGAAGTGCCGACCCTAAGGAGCAAATTGAGGCATCGACCAAGATCGTCGACCTTATTGCAAAAAAGCAGAAGGCACAAGCAGATGCTGCACAGCAGGGAATTGCTTCCTTTCTTGAGGAAACAAAAGCTGCCCAGGAGTACATAGACAAGCTCAATGAGATAAGCGCTGAGCTATCTGAACAGGAGGGTGATTTAAGACGCGCTGCTGAGCTGCGTTTTGCTACGTCTAATAGGCAGATAACACGCCAGGCGATTGGGGCGGGAGATGAGCGCGCGCTTGGTGATATAGCTGATCTGAGAAAATTCACTCTCGCCCAAGCAGAGCTTAACGAGCTAAAAGAAAAAGCGGAAAAGATAAACGCTAACCTGGCTACTCAAGAACGACGCATAGAAATAGAACGACAATTTGGGGCGTCTACGGAACTTGATGCGCTATCTAAAACCTCTGATGCGAGACAGGATGCTGTACGCCAACTTGAGGCGATTGTAATCAGTTATGAAGCAGTAGCTGCAGCCTCAGGAAACCAAAAGCTAATTCAGGATGCCGCAGGGTTAAGAACAAGTCTAGAGGAGCTAGCTGCACAGTCAGATTTAGTTGCGAAAAAGTTTCAAGCAGTGTTTGACGACTCTCTAGCAGATTTCTTTGTTGATACTCTGACAGGAACAAAAGACGTATCTGAGGCATTCAAGGACATGGTCAATTCGATTCTTAGAGATATCGCAAGAATATTTGTGGAGAAGACTATCTCTGGGCCAATTGCCCGTGGACTAGCTCAGGGTTTTAGCGGAATGTTTCACACTGGCGGAATTGTAGGAGAAGCGTCATCTGGCCGTATGGCTCCATTGTCAACATTTGCAAATGTTCCCAGATATCATGCTGGCGGTGTAGCCGGAGAGGTCCCTATTTTTGCTACTGCTGGAGAGGGCATTTTTACTCCAGAGCAAATGAAACGGCTTGGGCCGGCAGGTGGCATTACGGTTAATGTTCACCCACAGCCTGGGGAAACAGCTCAAGTACGTGAGCGCCAGGATGGCCAAGGGAATATGAATATCGATGTGATTATCGAGAGAATAGAATCTAAACTTGGTGCCAATATTTCGCGCGGGAGAGGCATATCTCCAATTCTTGAGCGTCAATTCGGTTTGTCACGTGTGCCAGGGAGTGTCAGATAAATGGCAGCGTGGCCCTCTACTCTTCCGTCTCCGCTAATGGATTCCTATTCAATTGAACCGGAAGACCCATTGGTGCGTACGGATTTCGAATCTGGCCCTGCTAGGGTTCGGCGCAGATATACAGCAGCACCAAGTCTCATAAGAGGAAAGATACGTTTGACAAAAACACAATTCGGAATATTCGAAAAATTTCATAAGAACGATCTCAAGGATGGGGCAGAGTCGATTACTAGCATGCCTATGCTTAACGGGGTTGGCATAAGTCTAGTCACAGCGCGCTGTGTCGGAATGTGGTCCGCGAGTGTAGTTCCTCAGAGCAATGTATGGGATGTTGTGATTGCGCTTGAGGTTGCTTCGAGGCCGTTACCTGCTTAATGCCGAATACAACTTTAACCCAGGCCATCAAAGAGGCCTATGCAGCGGCCCCTACCGACACAGTTATTCTACATACTTTAGAACTTCGGCATGTAGCACTTACCGTGCCGATTCGTGTAGTTCTAGATAATCAAGACTGGGTGTTGACGCTTGAGGCTGGTGCACCAGTAAATCCTGGACAGGCAGTGACATTTATCAAATTCCGCTTTGATTTTAGAATTCCTGACATCACAGATGGATCATCTCCAGAGATGGAGGTCAGTATGGATAACGTTGACCGTTCAATAGTAGATGGACTAGAAGCAGCAAATGCTAGTCCATCTAAACTGGAACTGACGTACCGTCAATACACGAACTTGATTACGAGTGCTCCGCAGAATAACCCGCCATTACATCTGATTGTAAATCACTGCGAGGTTAACTTGTTCAGGGCAACGCTTAGGGCAGGGTTCGGGGACACGGTTAATAAATCATTCCCTGGAGAAACTTACGATGTTGGGAGATTTCCTGGGTTGGTAGTTTAAATATGATTACTTGCTATTGTTTGCTTCCAAAGTAGCCAGCGTTGCCAGAAGCATGTTGTATGCGGTTGGGGTAGGCTGTCATTCGGCGGGGTCACCTAGCCATCGCCCCTGTGCACCCATGACTTTGGTTGGAACCATTTAGTGCACGACCCCACGAATTATGCCTACCCCAAACTGCCGCTCCCGCCTGCCCATTAATTACCCGGCGATTTGCGGTCGACTCCGGGCTCACCTACGTCGCGTCGTTGCTTTCCTGGCGTCCGCGGTAGGGCTACCGTTCTTGGACTTCGACCAGCCAAGACTCTGGTGGGGCTCTACAGCACGTAGATTAACATATGCACTGGGCAGTTGACTATATCGGGCGTGAATGGGTAAGCGGCGCTCAAGGCCCTGACACATTCGATTGCTGGGGATTCTTGCGCTATGTCCAGAGAGAAAGGTTTGGGATAAATATTCCGGTGGTGGATTTAGATGATGTTGACCCGAGAATTGCGCTAAGAGCATTCAATGGAAACCGCCAGTGGTTACGAGTTTCTTCCCCGCAAGAAGGTGATTGCGTGCGCCTTTCGTATTCTACTGATCCTCATGTCGGTGTCTGGATTGATGCCGACGGTGGCGGGCTGTTACATTGCGTGGAACATACAGGTGTGATTTTTAACAACCTAAGTGCGTTGCGCCTAAACGGTTGGAAGCGTATTAAATACTATCGCTACTCTCGTGACATGAAATATACAAGATGAGTAACTTTGGCGTAGTTGCCACCATGGCAGAGCTTAGAGCTTTTTGCATTTCTGCTACAGATACAATTCTGTATATGATGGGTTTTAGAGCAGATAATGATGGCGGCCAAGGACTGTTTTTCTGGGACTCTTCATCTTCTGATGAAGATAACTCTGGAACAGTAATAATGTCTACAGGATATGCTGGATGTGGGCGCTGGAAACGCTTATACAATGGCTCCACGGTCTACCCTGAATGGTTCGGCGCCATTGGTGATGGCGTCACAGATGATCAGGAGGCTATAACAAACTGCATCAAAGCTGATTCCAACATTGTTCTAAGGCCTGTTACCTACAACTTGAATTCCATCTCTGGACCTAATGAAGCATTGACCATACCGAACAGAAGAACCATATGGGCCTACGGCACTAAATTTAAGATGGGGGCGTCTTTAGACACAGATAAGATCTGCTTACTTATCTCTGATAAAACATGGTTGGCTGGAGTAAGTGATGTCAGCATATTCGGGCTGAATATTGACGGGAATAGAACAAACAGGAAAGGTGGCACCAGCTCCGGGCACGGTATCTTTATTTCCTGTTGCGACAACATAAGACTGACTGACGTAACATCAGCAAATAACCCATGTGATGGAATAGAAGTAACTGGAGATACGACTTATGCCGGTGATTTGTCAAACAACGTGAGATTGCAAAATTGCCTGGTTCATAACAACTTTAGAAACGGGCTGAGCGTAACAGGGACCAGGGGATTCAGATGCTATGGTATGGTGGCTACTGGCACGAACGGTGCATCTCCGCAGGCTGGAATCGATGTGGAGCCTAATGGGCCTAGCAGCCCAAACGTAGACTTTCGGTTCTACGGAACTCGCTGCGCAGCAAACGCCGGAGACGGATTCTTGGTAGCCAATAGTGAGTCTCTAAGCACTGGGATAATCGATGGTCTCACATCAACTGGGAACGGCCTTTACGGATTTGAGAGTACGGCAAAACCTAATGACGTAATTTTGAAAGGTTCATTTGGCGGATCTAATAAGTCTGGAGATTTTGCTCCAGGTTCAGTCGACATACTTTCTTTGCGAACAAGCACGTCCTCAGTAGACATCCGTGGCGAGGCTTTTAATCTCCTCAGGGAAGACCAAGAATTTAGGGATCTTATAACTGAGGTGGTGCTGAATACACTCGCAACCTACAGGAGGGCGAGTTGAGTAAAAATTCCGGTGCTGGCAGACAGACTCGAACTGATAACAAAAATGTTAGCCTCTGTAGTCTATTGTAACAATCCATTCCATCCAATTCTCGGGCGCGAGATCACCTATCTTAAAAGACGCCGCAGAGTTAATAGCCTAGCCCCGAAAACAGAGTCCCCTTTTATTGCCATTCTTAATGGTGAACCTCTGTTGAGGGCGGAATGGAGGAAAACTTGCGTAGGTGACGGTGACGCTCTGGCATTCGTAACTCTCCCGCAAGGCGGAGGTGGTGGATCAAATCCACTGCGCATCGTGCTCACTATTGCGGTCCTGGTAGTAGCCAGTTGGGCTGGCGGTGCTCTCGCTGGAGCAGGTGTTTCCGGCTTCGGGGTAGCTGTAGCTAAAGCTGGGATCGTACTAGGTGGAGTAGCTCTAGTAAACGCCGTAATACCCCCACCAAAGGTTCCCACGCCCAAGTCGGCGCGCGATATCGCTGCAGCTAGTCCTACCTATTCCCTCGCCTCCCAAGGCAACCAAGCGCGTCTAGGCCAAGCTATACCGGTCATTTATGGACGGCATCTCATATATCCAGACTTCGGTGCGCAACCATATACCGAGTTCTCTGGTAACGAGCAGTTTCTTTATCAGTTATTTGTTGTTGGTCAAGGCAAGTACACGATTGAGTCCATACGGATAGAAGATACTTCAATCGCTTCATTTCCAGGCGTCAACACTGAAGTTGTGCAGCCTGGCGGTGCTGTCACACTCTTCCCAACTAATGTAGTTACGTCTGTAGAAGTTACCGGTCAAGAGGCTTTGACCAGCGTAGCCCTTGGTCCATTCGTTGTGAATGCATCTGGCACCCTGATCAATCGCATCGGGATTGATATAGTTGAGCCAAAAGGCAGCTATTTTGCCAACGATGCCGGTGGCCTGGACGCCAGGACTGTGCAATGGCAAGTAGAAGCCAGGGTTATTGATAATGCTGGCGTTCCAGTTGGTGGATTCTCAATATTAGGGGTAGAGACAGTAACTGCCGCTACTACAACCCCGCAACGCAGGTCGTTTGGCTACGATGTGGCACCGGGCAGATATGATGTAAAGTTTACCCGCATCAATGCTAAAGATACATCTACGCGTGCTGGTAACGATCTCAACTGGATAGGGCTGCGTGGATACATGCCTGGAACCCAGTTTTATGGCAATGTCACTATGCTTGCGGTTCGCATGCAGGCGACCAATAGCCTATCCGAGCTTAGCTCGAGGCGCATCAATCTTATTGTGACGCGTAAGCTGCGCTCATGGTCAACCGCGTCAGGGTATTCGGCTGAAGCTGATTCCAGATCAATAGCGTGGGCCGCCTTAGATATGCTCACGAATGCCGACTACGGAGCAGGGTTATCTGATACGCGCATCAACCTTGCTCAGCTAGAGGCACTCAATTCCGTCTGGACATCGCGGAGTGATCAATTCAACGCGGTTTTTGATGGCCAGATGACGCTATGGGAAGCACTGACTCATGTAATGCGTGCGGGCCGATCTGTACCAATTATACAGGGTGGTATCTACCATTTTGTGCGAGACCAGTTGCAGACAGTGCCAGTTGCCATGTTCAACTCGCGCAACATTATCAGGAACTCGTTTTCCATCGAGTACCTGATGACAACTGATGAGACCCGGGACTCAGCAGAAAGCGAATTTTTTGATGAGGTGACGTGGAAGCCTAAACCAGTTAAAGCGGTGCTCCCAGGGGGCACAGATTTAAAACCGGCTAAATTGCCGGTTTTTTTTGGCATTACCGGATTCAATCAGGGATGGCGCGAGACTATGCACGCCGCTGCTCAGAACCGGTACAGACGAAAGATTATCAGGTTCTCAACCGAGATGGATGGTTTCATCCCGACATTTGGTGACCTGATAGCAATATCTCATGATGTTCCTGCGTGGGCTCAAAGCGGTCACGTTACTGGGTGGGTGGCCGGACCTCAAGAGGTAACCACGAGCGAGCCTTTAGATTTCTCGGCTGGTGGCACGCATCAAATAGCTCTGAATAAACGCGATGGCACTCCAGATGGACCATTTACTGCTACGGCAGGTTCTTCTAGTACAAAAGCTATTCTAGCAACGGCCCCGAGCTTCACTCCGTACACCGGAGAAGCGGAAGAGAAAACACGTTATGTATTTGGCCCTGCGACTAAGTACTGGCAACTTGCTAGAGCCATTGAAATTAAGCCACGCGACATGGAGACAGTGGAAATTGTCTCTATAAATGAGGATGCATTAGTTCATAGTGCGGACGGTGGGACGGTACCGGATCAGAGCATCAATTGGTCTCTGCCAGTTCCACCGACAGCTCCAGTAGTCCCGGTTGGGTCCTTGTTTCTGGTGGCTGGTGGTACACCAGATGCCGCTACTATTTCAGCCTCATGGGGTCCGGCCGCTGGCGCTGCGTACTATGTAGTAGATCATTCTGTCGATGGCGTGGCATGGACGCGCATAGCGGAAGTGACTCTAACCAATCATGTGCTCTTTGCACCTATTGGATTGAGCCATGTTAGGGTAGCTGGCTTTGGCCGTGCCTTAGGCCCGTTCGTAAGTGCTTCGATTACGATTACAGGGAATTCAGTTGCGCCTTCAATTCCCCCTACCATAACAGGGTTTACAGCTACGTCTGGGCTAACGTCGATCTTTCTAGAGTGGATAGATCCCGCTTACGCAAATGCAAGTCACTACGAGCTGTTCAGAAATACAGTAAATGTCTTTGGGACAGCTACACAACTGCCATCACTGCTCCCTCCAACTACGATATGGGCCGATGCAATCGGGCAGACTAATCAAACCAGATTCTACTGGATTAGGATCATTAGCAAAAAAGGGGTTGCAGGGGCGGTAGCAGGTCCAGCTACCGCTACTACAGGGAAGATCGGGAACGTCGATCTAAACGACCTAATCGTCACAGCAGCAAAGTTAGCGGATGGATCAGTATCCACTCTTAAACTGGGTGACGATTCTGTCACTGCACAGAAGTTATTTACCACCCAATATGGGGCGGCTCTTAATCTCGATCCTGGATTTGCTGACCCTTCAGCATGGGAACTGAATGGGGCCATACCACCAGGCTTTTTTGTTACTGGATTGACTGACGGTCAGGTAGGCACAACTGCATTACGCTCTGGCTCGCCGAACCCGGATGGCACTGTTTATTCCGGAGCGCAACGTATACCAATAGACACCTCTAAAACCTCTCGCGTGCGTGCTTGGGTACGCAGTAATTCAGCGGCGGATGGAAGTTTATGGATCGGTTTGGCGATATTCGATGCTGCTGGGTCAGGTTTAACTAACCAGTGGGTGGCAGCAGCAAACCGGCCAGCCAGCACTGGTTGGTTTGCCTACACAGGCCAAGCAACATCAGCCGATTTTGTAGCTAACGCGCGAACTATGGCCCCTATAGTAGCGCTGAATGTGCAGTCTAGTTTAGGGTTCATGGAAATCCAGGACTTACGGATCGAGGAGGCAGTTCCGGCAACATTAATAGCTCAGCTTGCCGTTGGCACGGCGCATATAGCTGACGCCTCTATCACTGCCGCAAAAGTCGCAACTGCCGCTATTGGCACTGCAGCTATTCAAAATCTGGCAGTCACCAATGCCCTCATTGGGAATGCAGCTATTGATCATGTAAAGATTGCTGATGGCCAAATAATAACTACGAAGATCGACAACGCAGCGATAACAACCGGGAAAATAGCTAACCTAGCAGTTACCACTGCGCAAATTGCAGACGCAAACATAACCACGCTTAAGGTCGCCGGGCAAGCGATAACGGTTCCGGTTACCGCATTTACTGCTGGTGAAATTTCTGTAGGAGGACAAACCAATATTCAGAGCTTCGTAATTAACTCTACTGGAGCTCCGCTATTTATTATGTGTACTTGTGGGCTACGTGGGTCGGCTAATAACCAATCGCAAGTGATAGAAGTATTTGTGGTTATGGATATACGTCTCGTTCGGTCCGATGGATATGTTGTGCTCGATTGGACCCCTGCTATGCATTTAACGGTGCCTAAAGCTAAAGACGAAGAAATAGGAAGTTTTAGTGCATTTGCAACCACAGGCGCCATTAGTACGCAGACACAGGCCGGCGGTGTCTGGCAGTATTTTTTCCAGGCCAGATCAAATAGTGCCGGTCCTTGTTTTGCTGCAAACCCTAGCATGATAGCAATCGAAGCTAAGCGATAAGATGGCTATATACATAGTTTATGACACGGCCACTGGTGTTATACGCCGTACCGGAAGTTGTCCAGACGACATGGTCTCTGTCCAGCCACAGTCTGGTCAATCAGTGATGCAGGGTCAAGCAGATAATTCCACTCAGTACATTTCCGGCGGTTTAGTGACAAACAAACCAGCGCTAGGTGCGACAATTGATTTAACAACAGTTGTTGCTAACGGAGTTGCAGTAGTGACTATTTCTAACCTTACCGGCGTGACAAATTACCGTGTAATTGGGCCAATCATATCAGATAACATCGGACCGACAGCATCGACCGGTAGCGTCAGCGAAGGCACTCTTCAAGTTGATTTTGATTTGCCCGGAACATATTTAATTCTGCTAGAAGCAGTTAACAAACTCAGTCAGACTTTTACGATTACTGCAACTGCACCATGATAGCACCATGAGAGTTCATATTCGAGCGAGCGCAGAAGAGCGATCTGGGCGTAAGAGTCGCGATGAACTCGTGGACATTAAAACAAGGCCGATGTTTGCCGAACTGCGAAATCGAACTCCATCAGAGGTAGAAGCATGGGTGGAAGAGAATGTAGCGCTAGCCGATACTCAGGCTAAAGACTTGCTAAAACTTTTGGCTATGGCGGTAGTAGTACTTTTGCGTAAGTAAGAGCAATTGGCAGCTAGAGCCTAAATATCAGATTCTTTTCCTTAGCACGCCTACCAGCGTGAGCAATCCAATACCCATTAGCAATAGCGTAGCAGGCTCAGGAACCGATGCTACCGGTATTTGATACGGAGATATCTCTGCTCCAGTAAACTTGAACAGCGGCTCTGGAAATGGGAACGCTGAGCCAATAGATGATGTGAACCATCCTGGACCAACCCTCTTTACATCACCCTCAAAGCCTAGAAGATCTCCGATTAGCGCAGTCATAAAAGATTCTCCAGTGCCATTTTCTTCTAAGAAGAGATGATGCAGGCGAAAATCTGGAGTTGGGCCTAGTACGTATTGGAATTCCCCTAAGCTCGTGATGCTGAAAGCCTGGTTGGCCGGAATGTCCATCACGTCTGATGTGAATGTTATATTGTCAATCGTGAAATGCGGCTGAGCAATAATGATGTTGGCCGCAACTGGCGTGGACAGAATAAAAGCTAGGGCGGCTGTTGATAGCCTCGGCATTTTCATTTAAATTCCTTATCGTTTCAAGAGTTTATTTTCGGAGCGCAGGCATTTATTAGTATCTTCTAACACCAAATACTTCCCAGACATTTCAGACAGTTTACTCCTGAGTGCTTCGTTCTCTTGCTGTAAGTTTTCAATTTTCCCGCGCAGCAATACTATCTCAGTTCCAGCCTCAACATCGGCGGTGTCGCGTAGGTATTCAACCTCAAAGCGCAAGCGTTTATTTTCGGCGCTTATGTCTTGGGGCAAATTCTTGCCCGTCTCTATGCTAAAATCTTCCATTTACGCCTCCAGTGCCCAAACAACAAGTGCGTTAAAGTTACTGATTCCATTGATTTCTGTGAAATAAAGCAATCTGTGAGAACGCTATCATAATCCGTGGGTCCGGGGTTCAAATCCCTGATTCGCCACAAGAAGTTTTAAGGTGTGGGCAAATAGTTAGCTTGATGAGCAGGCCTAGGCTTTTCCTTGTATGAACCGAATCCAACAGTGTTGGAGGTCCACTTTCTCAACAGTGCCATCACCCTTTTCAACCAGAGCAATACGCCCTTCATTAGAGAATTGGTGAAATACTCCAACCCAGAATATTTGGTGCCCATGCACTTCACACTTACGGGTCATAGCTTTATCCTCCTTCACATGGGCAAAATTGATAATCCGCGAGAAGTATTCTGGCCCCCATCCTTTCCCGTCAGTTGTACCGTTCCATTCCCACTCTATTATCTGCTGCATCCATCCATACCCAACACCGGCTGTGGCAGCCCTGCGCATGTTTCTGATGAATTCAAACTCAGCCGAAGATACGGCGGTGCCAGGTTGCTGGAGCCATTGGTTAATCTTATCCTCTAATGTCATCTCTCTCCGATCCATTTTAGCGTCGATCCGGGTGGCTTTTAGGCAATGGATATCCTTTACTCTCAATCGCAGGGCCGCCATCTAGAGCGCAGCGGAATCCCCAATTGGGCATGGTCCCAGAAAGAGGTTCCATGCCCAGATCTCCAATTGCCACATGAGCTTCACGATAAGTGTCCATTAGAGCCACGCGTAACGGGCCGTGGCTGAATGAGTGCAATCCTAAAGCGTAAAACCTACCCATTGCGAACGTAGCTATCGGCAGCTTTTGGTCAACGTGCTTAAGTACGTCTATTAAATCGGCCACGGTAATAATTTCACTCATAGTGTCACCATCATTTTTACTGCGGATAGCTTGTATGCCAAGACACAGACTCTAGATGCCTTAAAGCCTTGCGATGAGTCAACCAGTCATCATAAGCTTTTGGTAGAGTTGTTCCCCATCCCTCAGACTCTGGATCAAAGCATCTCCAAATTAGTTCGCGTTCGCCACTTATAGATAACCAGCTTCCGCGCTCAATATGTGGTTTGATAAGATTGTCTTCGGTGCTCATAGCCACATCCTCTATTTAATGGGCCTTGCGTATTGCGCGCTCTATGGCAACCCGTCTACGGTAGGAGCCAAAAAGCAGGCCTGGGGCTTCATGGGAGAATGCCTCAGCGTCAGCCATTACATCTTCAATCATGTTCCCATGCTGCCAACATGAGCATGGGATGTGAGCCAACACGAATTCGCGTAGAGTTAGGCACCTTGAGCAAGTTTTAAAAGTGTTAATATCATTCCACTTTCCCCGAACGTGCTCGTACTTTTCACCAGGAACTATTCTGCCGCCGCACTCATCACATTCGTGAGATTTACGCGCCAGCCTAACTTCTTTGTGGTAGAACTCTGGCGAATCGTAATCGCAGTAGCAAGAATTCATAGCTTTATCCTCTTAACCGCCTCCACGGCCTTCTCATCATCCAGGTAAGCGTAGCGCCTAGTAGTCTGAATGTTCTTGTGCCCAAGAATCTGGGCTACCTCATCGAGCCTAGTGCCAGTGTTGAGCAGTAGACTTGCAAAAGTTCTGCGAAGGTCATGAAAGTTTACCTCCGGCCTGCCCAAGCGCTCCAGCGCGGCTTTATAGTGCCCGTATAGGGTTCTTCTATGTTGCCTAAACGGAATCCATTCCAGAGCTTCTATGAGAGATTCTGAGATCGGCACGTAGCGGGATTCCCCGCTCTTTGAGTCGCGCACAAAGAACCTGCCGTCCTTGATGGATGCTTGGTCAAGGGCCATGATTTCACCCTGTCGCAGCCCGCTCATCACAGCTACGAGCATCCAGCGTTTGGCTTCGTCGTCCTTTATTTCAGCGTATAGCCTGGGAATAAAGGTATTCTCCAGTCGTACTTTCCTCTGGTTATTTTCTGGGAGCAGACAGAACTTTCTCCCGTAATCCAAATCAACCCAGCCGAGCTCAATGGCGAGATTACACATACGCTTGAGTATTGCCAAGCGCCTGTTGATAGTTGCTGGCTTGAGCCTTCCCCGGTTGAACTTGACGTAGTTCGCTGCGACATCTGGAATTTCCTCGATGCTTTTTCCGGCGATCCACCGGTGTAGGTTGGCCATATGGCTTTTCCATTGGGCTTTCGCTTTGAGTCCAGGCAGCTCGCGCTCCATGTACTCTCTTACCACTTCGGAAATAAGGCGTTTTGGTTTTATTCCGAGCCTGGAGGAGCGATATATGTTACGGACGCATTCTGCTTGCCTGGCTTCTGCATCCTGCCGCGAGGTTCCTTTTGGAAGACGCTCATCAACCACTCGTCTGCCCCGGCGGTAGATACGTACGCGATATCTGCCTGCTGCTTGATCGTAAGAGATCGACATGCTCTGCTCCTGGCGGTAATGTACCGGTCGACTTCGGCCTCCTGCACTGCGTAACGGCGCTGTGAGACTTGGACAAGCTGGATAAGCCCTACTCCAGCCAAGCGCATTAGAGTTCGCCTGGAGATTGTAAGCCGATCAGCGGCTTCCTGGAGTCTTAGCATCATTGGCTATACAAGCCCCATGCCGCGCCAAGCCACACCGGGCCGCGCCAAAAAAGGTATCCATTTTTTCATCGGCACCTCCTATGATGTGAGAAAGTACATCTCAAGTCGTAGGCTAGCGCAGCGGCGTGCGCCACGGCGTCAGCTCGGTTATGGCGGCGAAGGTTGAACACCACGCCAACCAAGTGAAGGCCGGCTAACAGCCCGTGAACGAAACAGGCTAGTGAGTCAATTTCATGGTTTGCTTGCATTTTTTTCTGCGTTAAATTGAAGAGTGGCTTCAGCTAGCTGAATAAACTCATTCGCTTCTGCCTTCTCAATTTCTCGGACGAAGTCATCGTCTACTGATGATTGCGGTATATTCAATACTGTCCGGCGTAACAAATATCGCTCGCGCAATGTTGCCACGTCAGCCGGTAGCATCTGACTTTTAAGATGCGGAGTTATCTCTTTATTCACAGCCTTGAGCGCAACTATCGTATGTGCAATTTCTATTTGTGCTGACATGCTGCGCAGTGTTTCTGTCGATATCGACGCGCGACTCCGCTCTTCTTGGGCTAAAGTCTCGGCATCAATAGATGCCGTTTCCTCACCGGTGGCAATGCGCGCTTGAGTAGCACCAAGTAGTCCTAGCAACGGCGAGCAAATAGAATTGAATGTCGGGTTGATAAACGAGCGCCCAGACAATATCCCTGTGCGATCCTTCTCTGCGTAGGCGACTATGTCCGCTACCGCGTTAGTTTTTTTCGGTCGGATAGCCTCCATCCTGATCAGGATGTGTGGCTCATACGGTGTTTCGCCTTCGGCGCGCATTGCCACCCCAACAGCCTTAACTTCTTCCGTTTCTTCGTCTTCTTCGAAAACCGTCTTTTGGCGACCGCAAATAATGACGTGCAGCGAAGTTGATAATAAAAAAGCCATCAAATCCTTGTAAGGCTTTTTGATACGCCCCCAGGCGTTTATTGGGATCGTCCCTATTCTCGTAAGCTTGCCACCGAACGCGGCTATGGCCGCTTCCCATATATGGGTGATGGAGTCGAGCACTATAACGCTGTGCTCTTCTGGTTTAAGAGCGCGAACTGCACAGAGCACTTCGGTAATAGAGCGGGTGTAGGCGGCATCAAAATCAAAAGCCTCTGGATGCACGGCGCGCGCCGGTACAGACTGACAGTAAAAGTCCGTTCCGCGCTCGGTATCAACGAATGCCACACGCTTGCCTGATAGCTTTGCTAGCCCTTCGGCGATCAGTAGGGCCGTAAATGTCTTACCCGACCCGGCGGGGCCGTATAGGCCTATTTTCAGTGCGGCCTGTTCGGCTTTGGCTTTTCTGAATCCAGACACTTTCTATGTTCTCCTTAAGTTAAAGGTTACTTGCCATCGTCTTCTAGCATTACCAATGGTTCGCCGTCTATTTGATAGGATAGAAGGCGTGGTCTATTTCTTACCCACTCGTCTTTGCTCAAACACTCTCCGGTATTCCTATTCCATTTGTATAAATACGTCGCTACTTGCTTCGCAGTAACTTTCGCCCGTACTTGCGCCCTTCTTCTCTGCTCATATCCTATTTCGTAAACTACTGTGCCGTTTTCACCAGACATTAAAGTTGCTCCAAACTTGAATTGTTGTAACCTACTGTCATCCGCATCCGTAGACCAAACACTTGTAAATTCCAGATGCAAGTAATCCTAGCCCAAGCAAGACCGTCAGTGCCATTAGGCAAGCAATAACGCCGCACACGAAAAGTCCCTCATCAAACATATACTTGTCTTTAATAGCCCGGTCTTCTTTAGAGTCCATATTCATTTTGACCTATCCTTTCGATAATAGTCATTCTGCCACTTGTCCCGGATTGGTTAATTGAAGCCTTTCTTTATCCGTCTCAGGTGTCAATTTAGATTCGTGCATATACCCCTCCGCGCCGTCAGATAAGCGTTTTATCAAGATGTAGCCATCGCGGTCTACATGGCCAATTAATTCCACTTCACTTCCGAACACAGTTTTAGCCATTTTTGGCTCGTATCTGTATAAGCAGTTCGTCAAAAACTACGGCCAAACATTTAACTTATGGACCATCATGACGCCTACAAATAATGCCACGGTCTAATCACCGCATGCCCAACCGCCAGATGCAAATCTGCGGCGGCGATCCTGGCTGTAATCCCCAAGGCCTCGTAGTGGTCAACGATTTCGCCGGGGCTGGTGTGTAGTGCCCATGACATGCGGACTAGCTCAGGGGATACTGGCAGAGACATGAATTCTTCTCGGAATGTCATTACCATGTCCTCTTTGCAGTTTTAAGGTACGGGTTGCCGTTTGCGTCTACTAAATCAAGATAGCCCATCACGCGTAAGAATCCGCCTCCTTTAAGACCGAGTGCCTTTAGCGCCATGGCGGTCCGCTGAATGCTAGCGTTAGAGACTGGCTGCCGCTTGCGCGTTGCTTCAATAATTAACGCCACTACAGCATCATCTAAAGTCATTTGTCGTCTCCGGTAGCCAATAAGATGGCTTTACGATTCTTCTGGTATTGGGCCTGTACGTCATTAAGGAAATCGCCTTTAGCAAGCATCATTACTTCTCTAAGTACTCCATTGGTCTCTTTAAGCTCCTGTAGTAACGCAGGAGCGGCCGCAATTAGGCGGGCATTTGCTAAGTCCTCAAAATCAAGCACCGAACTAATAGTGGCGTGGCGAGCCGCATGTAGCTACACGTCTATGCAGTCCGCCACGCGGCAGGCGTTGTGCAATAACACCTCTACCGTCTACTCTCCATGGTCCAGGTGTGTGCTTCGTGTCCATTTATCATACTCATGTCGTTTCATTGACTGTGGCCACTGGCTTAAATAAGCCCAGCGCCACCAAGTCTTTCTCGCACAGCCTAACTTCCGCTCCCATCGCCAGCCGCGCACAGATTCATCGGATCATAAATGGTTCCATGCGCGTTTCCATCGTCGTAGCACTCCATACCAGGAGACTCTCCTGTGTAGAACCCATGCGGGAAGGCAGCGCAACCAGAAAGTGCCAGTGCGGCAGATAGTGCGAGTAATGTCTTCAATTAAAACTCCTTTTGCAGTTATGCGTATGAGCTACATACATGCTCATGATGTGTGAATCCTGGAGATGCTGAAAGTGGTAAGTAAGCTCCATACGGAGCCACTCTTTACGCCACCCTGGGCTACAAAAATATCTCGCCAAATAGTTTTTAGATGGTCTTAGCATTTTGGTGGCGTTTGCTTGGTAGGTGCTTGTCTCGGGCACAGTAAGCCGATTACAGGGGCGGTAAACCACCATTTCGGGAAAAGCGTGTAGTTCGTGGTCATTTCAAAAACTCCTGTGCGCTTTTGTGTTCCCCGCCTGGCCCTTCGTGTGCCTTCCCTTCGGAGCAGAGCCTAAGCCCTACACGTCTGCCACTTTGCGCTTGCCTACTTGATTCGGCGTGGCTTCGGGGCGGGTGGTACGTGGCAGGTACTTTACCATATTGGTAATGCTTGTCAATACCTATTTGGTAATATTTATTTAGTTTTTTGAATCGGCCAGGGGATTTTAAGCAAGCCAAGGGCACGCTCCACATCGATCTGGTCTCTGGTCATGAGCGTTTCTATTAGTAGGTCCTCTACGCCATGCTCATGATCCATCCATCCGCGCTCAAGCCCGCAGACTTTCTCTATCTTTCGCGCAGCTTTGTCGCCCATAGACTTCTTGTGTAGCCATTGCGATATCACACTCGCATTCTCGTATCCGAGCATGTTGGCTAGCACTAGTTGCTGATTAGGGAATTTCTCCTTAATCAACCTGTGCAGATTCTCTCTTCTAATTTCTGTAATTACTTTCAAATGGTTAGCTATCTGAAAGACCACGAAAGTAGTAGGTTCTACTAAAATGGTAAAGATAGCAAAATGGTAAAATAATGCTTGCAATAAAATTACCATTACGGTAAAGTTCAAACATGGACTTTAAACAATTCTTTGAAGCTTTATCCCCGCCAGAGCAGAAGCGATTTGCCGAGATTTCCGGAGGGAAAGTCGATTACTTGCGTACACACTTAGCCGCGCCAGCACGTAGGCGGCGTGTACCTAGAAAAGACTTGATGGAGGGACTGCATAGGGCTTTACGTGAGTTTGGCGTGGATTGCGAAAAGGAATCTCTACTCGCTTACTTCTATGAAAATTGCGAGGAGCGCACATGAGCTTCGGCCTTGCGAGGGCAGCACAAATTCTTCGTCGCGCTAAAAAGCGCGGGCAAATTGCGGAAATTGGTCCAGGTATGCTTTGTTTTTATTGTAGCGTGCAAGCAACTGAATACGACCATCGTGACTATAACAAACCGCTGGATGTGGACCCAGTATGTCACTCATGTAATTTGCTGCTAGGACCGGCTATCCCATGGGATGGAGTTGAGGTTTGCGAGATAAACCAGACTCGCAATATTGAGGTCCAGAAGGCGATAAGTAAATTCGGTTCTCAGTCGGCCCTAGCTAAAAAACTTTCAGATCTTACCGGTAAGCCTTACAAGCAGCAGCATGTCAACTATTGGCTAGACAATGACGTGTCAGTAAACGCCGCTTGTGGTTTAAGAAAGCTCATGCCTGAGCTTGATTTCGAAGGACTGCTCTACCACAACAAGCGCGTTAAAGAAGTTAATGGCGGGTTCCCAGGCTAATGGATGACGGTGCGAACGACTGTTCCCTGCCTGGACGGGATGATTCTCGGCCCGCCACCCTTACCATTGCAGAGTATGCCGCATGGGTACGAAAACTCAAATTTAGCCACGCGCTCGGCCTCTTATCTACGGACGATTGGCTCAAGGCTCTTGCCGAACTTCAGGCGCGTTTCATGGTGCAAAAGAAACCGTAAATGAACTGGTATGCAAAAGTCATAGATGTGCTAAACATTGAGCAAGACTGGAAATCGGTTGTGTTTAAGATAGCCAAGGAACATCCAAAATCTGTGTTTATGGCGTGTGATCTTAAAGAATCCCAGGACTGGTGGAAGGACGTAAAGCAGCTAATTATCAACGACAGGTTTATCGACGCAGTAAAGCTGTACCGAAGTAAGACTGGGCTTAGTCTAAAAGAATCCAAATACGCGTGTGACCAGATTAAGGCAGAGCGGATATGACCAAGGAAACTAAACGCCTGTTCTATTGTGCTCCAGCCAGATGCTGGAAGCAGGTTGTGCCTAACGACTCAACAGCCGTGGCTACTTGGGTACAGCGTCCTTGGGACGAACAATCTGTACGCATGGTGCTTAGCGGCTCAGGTTGGTTCATGCGCAACGGACACGATTTCGCGGATAACGCCGCCATGCAGGCTGCGTTTCAGAGTGGCTCATGAACGCAACCTTACTCAAAACCGCAGCGGTTCTCAGGAATGGTGGCTCATGAACGCATCAAAGATGAAAGCACCCAAAGTCATTAGAGTCTACTGGAATCCTGATTTCAAGACGTTCGAAGAGCTTCGAGACGATGGTCAAGTAGAGCCTTTAAGGAACGAGCCTGAAGCCACCAAATCAGCATCGAAAAACAGGGTTCAGCTTCAGCGCCAATTATATGTACCGTACGACGATTTCTAAAATGAAAACAGTTTGGCACCGAGAAGATGCATGGGCTGCTTTTTTGCTGTGCTGGCTCCTATCAGTGGCACTTTTGTATGCTGCCATAGCCATGGACATTGATTGGATAATCAGCTTTATCGTGACTTGGATAAATGCTACTGCGGTGGTCCATTTCTATCATCGCTGGAGGCCGATATTTCACTTCGAATATTAAAGTTCTCTGGAGACGTATGAAATGAGACGTGACCTGCTTACTGATCTTGCGGTAGCGCTCGAAACCTTACCCAAAACTAACTGGGGAAATTTCGATATGGGTTGTTGGGTGAGCGGCGATATAGGTCCAGAAAGCCCAACACTGACCTGCGGGACAGTTTGCTGTGCTATTGGACTTGCATCATCCATACCATCATTCAAAGCTGCCGGGTTAATGATTAGCAACGGCTACCCGCACTTTCGTACGGCGGTATCCTACGTGGCAATAGCTCATTTATTAAATATTGCGCATACCTCCGCGGAACTGCTGTTCTGCCCTGGCTCTTACGACTCTTCTGATATGGATGACAAATGTACTGCGACACCATTAGATGTCGCCGCTCGCATCCGCGAGTTTTTATGTCAGGAGCCTTCATAAAATGTTTTGCGGGTCCCGCAGGTGTTTCTTCCTATGTCGCACCTGCGGTTTTGCGCCCCTGGGTGCGCTAGCCTAGCGGCTTTGGGGGCGCTTTTTTTCTTTCTGGAGACGGCCATGGCAAAAGAGATATTTGTCATCCATTATAAGTGGCACGGAGAGCGTGGTTGGAATATCGGGTACAGCCACACCTTGGATGAAGCCATGGATTCGACTGACCGTATGCGAAGCCAATCCTTGTTGGCAGTTTATCGTATTGAAAAAGTAACCACTGACGACGATGGATTCGAAACAACTCAGCTTGTTGCTGAAAGCGCGGTGATCCATGGCTAGCTTAGGCTTCGATACGCATTACACATGGGCTGGCAATTTCAGGCCACGTGTGAGGCACACTCAAACCATAGAGGAGGCCAGGGCATGGTTGTATGCGAACAAGGGTGGCCTTGGAAGTTCGCACATAGATGAAAGAACAGTGGATGACAATGGCACGATTACTGTTAAACGGGTGTCGTTGGCTCCAGTATCGTTTCCAATTACATATTCATGTTGAGCCATTGCCTGGATGATGCAGCGGGATAGCTAAAAGGTGGAGCGACGAGGGAATGCTTACGACATCTCCGAAAGATAGCCGGGTTCGAGTCCCGGCCCCGCTGGCACCCACATGAATATAGAAGACGCAATGCCAGGCATTCGTGTCAAATATGTCCCGGTAGATGGCAGCACTGCGTATAGGCGTGGTGCTACTGGAGTTATTACAGACAGCAATGACCGTTTCGTATTCGTGCTATTTGATCTGGGTAACAGAAAGTATGGTTTGCCGTGTTATCCGGAAAACCTGGTGACAGAATTATGCCAACCTTCACACAAAGTAAAGCGCGCGTAGTGGCGCGCCAAGAAGCGGATTACCCGCCATTCGAGGAGCGTATAAAGCTCCCCTATGACGAACAAAGGAAGCTAGGGCTGCTGGTGCTCGGGCGTAGATGGTTGGGCCATGTTCCGGCCGGGGTAGGGAAAAAAAGGTGATGAGCAGCTTACCGGTTGTGTCGATGGCTTATATGTTCGTAATCCTAGCGTGCCTGACACAGGCGAACGCAGCGGAACGTTCCTGGTGCTATCCCATAGCCCAGCCTATCGATTACGCAGACGGAGATAGTTTTCGTTCTCAATTTGTTGTTTGGCCTAACCCGCGGCTGAGCCTAACGGCGCTTGTCAGAATCAATGGGATTGATGCGCCAGAGATGAAAGCTAAAGCTGCGTGCGAGCGTAAAGCTGCGCAGGAAGCCACTGACGTTGTTATTCAGTTCTTGGCGCTACCAGAAGCGCTGGTATGTATCGAGGGCAAGGAAAAATATGGACGCCAGCTGGTATCTGTGTTCGCTGGAGAAACGAACCTGAGCGAACTATTGATTCGACATGGGCTGGCGAAGCCTTACAAGGGCGGGAAACGTGGGCCATGGTGCGAAGATAAATAGAAGCCATGCACGCTGGCGCATATGTGGGAATGAATCAGTAATGCTGACCAATTTCCCCCCTAGCCACGATGGTGACTGCCAAATGGCAGGGGTAAAAAGGCAGTGATGCATATCGGCGAATGCCGTGATGTCATGCGCGAGTTGATCGCACAGGGGGTCAAGGTGCAGTGCGTTGTAACTAGCCCCCCGTATTGGGGCTTGCGCGATTACGGGACAGCGACTTGGGAAGGCGGCGACGCCGAGTGCGATCACGTGAAGGCAGGCAAGGTCAGCTCAGCGTCCACGCTGCGTAACGATGGGCGCGAGCACACCGGACCATACGAGGGTGAAAAAGCAACGTACACGCCGTTTCCCTATCGCGACATCTGCGGCAAATGCGGTGCCCGCCGCGTGGACAAGCAGCTCGGGCTTGAACCTCGGCACGATTGCGGAGCTTGGACCCAAGCAGAAGTGGTGTCCGAGAGCGCGGTCGAAGAAGAAATTGACGCTTCGGTCTATGACGAGGAGACGGGGGACTGGCTCCGCTACGAAAAACGCCGGAGACAACGGCGCATCCGCACGCAGCGCATTAAGCAGTTGTGCGGCGAGTGCTATGTGTGCGACATGGTCGAGGTGTTCCGGCTGGTGTGCAAGCTGCTCGATGACTCGGGCACACTCTGGCTAAATCTCGGCGACTCTTACATCAACGGCGGCAAGGGTGTCTACCAGTCAAGCCGAGCGACCGCCAAAGACTCGAAGCAGCGCTCGAATCTCGCGAACGACTTCATCGGGGCGCCCAACCGGCGGCCACAGCCGGGCTTAAAAAACAAGGATCTGTGCATGATGCCGGCGCGCGTCGCGCTTGCGTTGCAAGCAGATGGATGGTATCTGCGCCAAGACATCATCTGGCACAAGCCAAATACGATGCCAGAGAGTGTGACCGACCGCTGCACCAAGGCGCACGAGTACCTGTTCCTGTTGACGAAGAGCGAGCGCTACTACTTCGACGCCGAGGCGATCAAGGAACCCTCGTCCTATACTACGTACGCTCGGCTTCCTGGCAACAAGACTCACAAAGGGCTGACCGCCTACGAGCAAGGGCATATCGAGCATCGCACAAAGGCCGGACTGGTGAACTATGCCGAGCGCATGCGCGCATCCTGGAAAACGCCTGACGGCTCGGTGATTCCGGTGTGGTGCAACAAGCGCTCTGTCTGGACCATCTCCAGCGAGAGATTTTCTGGAGCCCACTTCGCTACATTTCCTAAGAAGCTGGTCGAGCCCTGCATTCTCGCCGGGTCCAGGCCTGGCGATATCGTTTTCGACCCATTCATCGGCTCCGGCACCGTCGGCCAAGTCGCCGAGAATCTCGGTCGCCAATGGATCGGCATCGACTTAAATCCAGAGTACGCCAAGCTAGCTAGGGTAAGGACTGCACAGATGGTTATGGCGCTGTGACCAATTACTTAGTTGCACGAGAAAGATGTGGGTTTTGATGAGCACCATTAATGTTTTGCTGTTTCTTGCTCTAGGCAATCCAGCCGAATGCGTGGACTGGGCAGCCTTCAGCTACTACGCTGCAGAGGCGCGCGATGCTGGCATGCCTCACAAACAATACAGAGATAGCGTAATCAGTATCGCCAGCCGCGTGGAGTTCTCCGACAGGCTGCGTGAGTTGCCGTATGCGTTGACACTATTGGACAACGCCTTCGCATCGAAGCTTTCGCCTGAAGGCGTTTACCAAAAAACACTTAAAGCATGCCAGGGAAAGAAGTCGGCATGACAGGCGGCGAATCAGTTTGGTGGCATAGTTGTGACGAGAGGTACTGGGCGGCGCTAAATATAAATGTCCAGCGTAAAGGCAAAAGCTACCAAAGGCAAGCTGAGCGGTCTGGCCAGATAAATGCTAACCGGAAGGGATGCACTGGTGATCTAAGACGCCTATGCCATCAAACTGATTCGCCATTTATAAAGACACGTCAGGTGGCGGTATGAATTGGTTTTCTAATTGGTTCTCTGGGATTACAAAGGAAAAGCTATTAGCTGAGGTAACGTGGCTACGGCGTAAGTTGGAGGAGGAAAAGATTAAAAACGCCGAGCTAGTGGTTTTATGCGAAAAGCTGAAGGCTGAGCTAGCGTATCCACAAAGGCAATATCACCCATGAGACAACCGACTGAAGAGCATATACGAGCTAGCCTACAGTACTTGCCTCTCATAGCTAGAGAGGCATGGCGAATGTCGGAGAAGCTTCCCAATGACCGGTTTGACGACCTATTTCAAAGCGGATGGTTTGGTCTAGTGGATGCATTAGCTGGTTACGAGCCTAGAAAGGGAGCGTGTTTTATAACTTACGCAGTGACCCGTATTCGTGGTGAAATGGCTGACCTTTTAAGGCATGACGACCACATGAACCATACCGACAGGACTGCATGGCGCAAATTAGATAATGCTTACTGGGCGCTGGCAAATTCTCTGGGGCGAGAGCCTAAGGCATCCGAACTAGCAGCATCTGCTGGTACACCATTGTCCATGGTTTATGAGCTTCAGGAGCTGAATGACTATAGACGTCACATCTTATACGCGGACTTAGACACTGACGATACAGAGTGGTTAGAGTCAGTGTCGGCTGACTATAAAAATGATCCGTTCAATTTAGTGGCAGAGAAGGAACTGGAAGAACTCATTCCATTGCTTCTTAAGAAGCTCCGTAAGCGTTGGAGGATAGCGCTAGATATGCATTATCAGCAAGGTAAGACTATGTCTGAAATTGCAGTAGTTCTGGGCGTAACCGAATCTCGTATCTGCCAGATTTGTCGTGCTGCTGTTGATGAATTGCGTAACAGACTTAAAGGATTTCTGCCGGTTGAGAAACAGAAGGATCTAGAGCATCAGCGGCGTCTGAATCTGGCACTGGAACGCGAGTGGTACGTAGCTAACGCTGAGAAATTGCGAGAGCGAAGAATAGTTAGGTATCAAGCCAAGAAGGCAGCTGCGCGACGTGTATTGCAAGTCGTGGTCTCATTGTGAGTGACATTGACGCCGCATGGCGCGATTACAAGTCTCACTGGCACTGCTCGTTGAACCACAGGGCTGATGAGATCATGGCGTTTGCGTACAAGAACGGATATCTACAAGGACTTGTAGCGGCAATGGAATCCCGGGATGAGGATGAATTACGGGCAATCACTATGGTGGCAATTGCACATCTGAAAGCGATTGCTGCAATTGCTCAGGCTGAGCTGTCAACGATGCCATGCAAATGATTACGGTTACCTTATCACGCTACGGCCACGAGCGCGAAGTTACGGTATCCGATATGGATATGGTACGGGAACTCGTAAAGGTGTACGGACATCACGCTGTGCGTAACCATCGTGGGGATATTTACATATTGCCTGAGCAGCGTGATAAGGTAAGGAGGCAGCGTGTCAAAGATATGGCTAGGCGTGATGCCAAACGCAAGAAGGAGATGGAGATGTCAGCCATATGACCGAAATCAAATATCGCCTTAAGGACAAGACCGAGCTCGAGGCTACTTTCTATTGCCACGACCTTGTTAAGTTCGAGGCGTGGCTTTTCGAGAATTGGGGTAAATGCGCAGAAATTCATTTTCGCACTGATTTGCCTGATCGGCTTATTTTACTGGAACGAAACAAGTGAAACCTAATACTCGTTCTAACTTGGGCATGTTCGTAGCTTCTTTATGCGCCACGCTAATAATCGTGCTGCTTGTGGCGCGTTGCTCTAACGCAGATGGCTTAGCTGAAGACACTCAGACACCATGCGTAACTATTATCGACATGTCTCTAGTTGCTCGTGCCATGGCACAGCGTGGAGTAGCAGCGGAGCTGACGCTCGCATCAATGACAGACATGTACGCCGTACAGTACGGGTTCATTCTGGAAGACCTAATCGGTACTATTCAAATGGCTTATCAAACGAATGCGGATAACAAAACCTTTGCCAGGATGATGGGAATGGCTTGTGAGGGAGGAATTAGGCCTGGGGATGGGAGGTTGTGATGATTCACGTTACTTACAGAATACTTTTTAGCCGTGATCCAAAAAAGGAATACTTGGCCACGTTCTCGACCCAGGATCAATATGACAAATGGCAGTACATATGCATGATATGCAGCCAGTCAGTCGCGTTAATCAGATTTCAGCGGACAACAGATTGTGAAAATACTAGCCATTGACCCGGGACCTACAGAAAGCGCATGGGTGTCTTATGGGAGTGATACACAGTCATGCGAAGGTTGAATTAGGCCTGTGGATTGGATGCTTTGAATGGAAATACGAATTGTAGGAATCCCGGTTGCACAAGGCAGGCCGCGTTTTTCGCGTGTCAATGGATTCATGCGTGCCTACGATCCGACGAAGTCTCGGGAATGGAAGGAGGCTGTCAAGTTGCAAGCTATAGACCAAGGCATAACGCCAATGCGTGGTGCATTAAAAATGACGGCTGTTTTTAACCTGCCTCGCCCTAAGTCATTGCCTACGAAGGTAATTCACCATATAAAAAAACCTGATTGTTCTAATTTTATCAAAGGGGTCGAGGATGCCTTAAGAGGTATTGCATTCGATGACGACTCACAAATCGTTGAACTACATATTCGCAAGATGTACGGCATTCCAGGTGTAGATATAACCATAAATGAGGTGTGAAAATGAACAGTCCTGATGTAATTCCCATAGGGGAATTAGAAGGAAGGGAAACGAGGTTATCTGAAGGTGAAGTTCGTATTGATTCGCTAAACAAATACATGTCTGAGCGTGTTAATTTAAGTGTAGTGCGTGAATCTCTAGGCCATCTAGAATCTCTATGTCATGCCAAGATAGAAGCATCAGAAGATTTCTCAGATGCATGTAAGGCCGTTGCCGAAAAATGCGGAATAGGTAAAAGTGTAATTTCCGCCTATGTAACCTCAATTGCTAAGGAAACTGCCGAAAAGGAAAAACTTTATGCAGAACAATTAGAGTTGTTGTTTAGCGAAATTTGAGGAGTTTTATTATGGCATTCGAGATAGAAAAGGGAATTCCCATTCCTCCTAAAGACTCAAAAAATAATCATTACCCTATTAAGGGCATGGCTATAGGCGATTCTTTTTTATTTGTTAATCCAAAACCAAGTAGCAGGTCAGCAATGCATTCCGTAGCAAGATGGTTCGGCATGGTCGTAACCATAAGAAAGGTTAGCGAAGGTCTAAGAGTATGGCGTATTAAGTAATGGATATCGAATATCTTAGGGCGATGATTGAAACGCTATTGCTGGTGCTTTTGCTGGCTCACTGGGTCAACTGATGATGTCTACAGAACAAGAAATACTTAAGGTTCTTCGTCATAATGGAAAGTTTATGACAAGGCCAACTCTCGTTTCCCATTTTCCAGATGTAGGAGATTGGGTGGTTAAAGAGGCCCTCAGGCAGCTCAAGAATTCCGGCCAGGTAGATTTCAGAGAGTCGGCAGGTGGCCGACATCCAACGGCGTACCGGATAGCAACTAGTAAAGGATGGCAGGCTTTAACCGAGTGCCTGGGGCTTAATTTTGTTCCTGAGTTTCAGGGTAAGAAAACAGTCAGGACACATAGGATTGAGATGTGAAAACTTACAGTGAGAAATTAAGAGACCCACGGTGGCAGAAGAAACAGTTAGCCATTATGAATAATGCCGATTTCACTTGCGGCAGGATATGCCAGACCGTATCATCAGGGCCGCAATTCTGACTAGTGATGCGGTTAATGCTTTAACTTGGGCTGCCGAGGTTTTTTATCGGCGACTCATGAGTGTTGTTGATGATTATGGCCGATATGACGGAAGGGTCCAGGTGTTGAGGGCTGCGCTATATCCCCTCGCCATTGGTCGGGTGTCTGAGCCGGACTTAGCAAAGTGGATTCTGGAGACAGATGAAGCGGGGCTAGTAAGGAGGTACATCGTCGATGGTAAGCCATACCTGGAGGTTCCTAAATTCGGTGTTAAGGTGCGGGCAAAAGTAAGTAAATGGCCGGACCCGCCGCCAAATGTTGGCAGATGTCAGCAGATGTTAGCAGATGCCCCCGTATTCGTATTCGAAGACGTAGTCGTATTCGAAGACGTAGTCGATCTATCTCCTAACGGAGATTTGTCGGGCAAAACGCCCGACGCTGCCCATCTCGGGGAGCAAAAACCTGTGGATAAACTGCCTGATAAAGTCCATAGAAACGCGGCTTACAAGCCTTATGTTGTTGATGCTAAAAGCGTTTTGGATTACCTGAATAAAGCTACTGGAAGCAACTTTCAGTTGCGAAACAGAAGCGGGGAACTGACTGCTAGCGCCGTCAAAGTAATCAACAGGCTACAGGCCGGTTACACGGCCATAGAACTTAGGGAAGTTGTATTCTCCAAGGCTGAGCAATGGGGAGATGATGACAAGATGCGAGAATTTCTAAGGCCTGAAACTTTGTTTTCAAAGGAGAACTTTGAGCAATACCTTGGCGCGATCCAGAGGCCTTTGAATCCAAATTAAAAATTTACCTAAGCTTTAAACGGTAACCGAAATTATTAGTAAATTTCTTCGCGAAGAAGGGACGAGATTTTGACTGATGGACTGTCCTGAATGTGGCTCTGTTTTAGCTAAAACAGCTAAACACTGTGGCTGTGGTTGGCGTTTCAGCAAGCATAAAGTTGGCGGGCGCGAACCTTCGCAAGGGTCATGCGAATGGCAAAGCGGGGCA